TCCAGCTCTTACCAACTCCCCGAAACGCCTGTATTTGTAGTCGCTTGGGACCACTCTGCAAGTAATCTGCAATTGCATATTGTGCCCTCGTAGGTTGTGGGAGATCAAGCTGGTCCCATAATGCTTGTAGAAACAGCTTAAAATCGCCCTGTAAGGCGGTTAAAGTATCATTCATGTACGTTTGTGGATAGATTAGTTATTAAAGCTCTCATAACCTATTTAAACCTTATCTATAGGTAAAAAATTAGTATCTAAGAAACCTTCTTTATTTCTTGTAGGTATTGGTGCAAAGAATGAATCTCTAGGAGTTTTATAAATAGTGCTTGGTTTTTGTTTGACAATATCATCCATAAAATTAGTATCAAGAGCAACACCACTTAAACCACTTCTATTATTAGTTTTTTTACTTGACTTTATAATAGAAGTTACAACGTTTACATTTGTATTAGATCCTTTTGGAGTAACTACAGTTTGAACTATTGGTTTTGTAGATTTACGTTCATAACCTTTATTTTCTCCTTTAACAAAGTTAGCTAAAGATGAATAATCTTTAACTTTAGTCATACCTCTTAAAAATGCACCAGCTATACCTCTTTTCTTAAAGTTTGGTTTATAGCCTAGTTCTTTATCAATTGCTGCAACTGCTGGGGCTAAAGTGTTTTTAGCATAATCCATTAGTTGTTGATTGGTATAACCTTTAAAAGATCTTTTAGCATCAATATCTAATACTCTCCCCAATTCATGGGATTTAGTATGTACCTTACTAACTTTTGGTGCTGCGGTATTATCTGGAGGATATGATCTTAAATTAGCTAATGCATGTCCGCTTGATAATCCATATTTTTTTTCAAGTATTCTTAAAAAGTTTTTTCCTTGTTGGCTAGGTCCATCAGTTTCTTTCCATTTAGAATTTAGATTTAGCTCAAATTGCTTCAGCATTTTAGCCATAATCCCTCTATGGACAGCATGATGTACTGGACCACCTTCAGGATTTACTTTTCCATAAGCTTTAAATTGTACTGGATCTAACGTTGTATTTTGAACATCTAAATCAGTAGCTCCACCTCTAGTAGCATTTCTTCTAGAGACACTCATAAATTGAATGCTATTTGCACTACCTTTAATTCTAAAAGGTTCACCGGGATGATCTTTAGTTGGCATTGAACCTATTATTGGAGAACGTCCCTTTACTGACAAATCTTCACGCCAAAAAGCATTACCAAACTTTTTAGAAAGTTTATTTTGTAAAGCTTCCCATTGATTTCCCTGTTTTTTTAAAACAGCAAATTCTTTTGGATTATCTTTAATCCATTCTTTATATTTATTTGTATATTCTGTTCTATTAAGTGTTGTGTTACCGTTTTCGTCAATAAATTTAGACATTAAAAAAGCACCCTTGCGGGTGCGGATATATTGTTTAAGTGGATAAGTTATGCAGCGATGTGGTCGCTTATCGTTTGTTCTCTAATTGGTCGATGTCCAAATTTTGCTCTCATCCAGGAGAGCCAGTTTCTACTACCTTTGTCTTGGTTACACTTTCTACAGGCACATACAACATTGGTCGTAAGATTTTGCCCACCTCGACTGCGAGGTTTGACATGATCGAGTGTAAGTTCTTTAAATTCATAAGTTTCTCCGCAATAAACACATGTACATTTGAAGTGCTCTTTAACGGCTCTTCTCCAGAGCCTTTTAGAATCTGAACTTGTCATGGTTATTAAATTGTGTAAGTAATGTTTTGGACTAGGTAGTAGAGGGGTCATTTACGTATCTTGAGTCTGCTTTTTCTATTAATCGATGGCTTTTGGAGTCGTCCTTTGGTCGTACTCCCCTTATAGTGAGCAGCGTCTTTCCCGTCACCATTTCCGTAAGTACCAAGTTTCCGATTAAGTTTGTTTGCGTTGACACGTATCTTTAATCCCTTTTTAGTTTTGTTGTATTTCTTTTGTTGGGATTTATAGTTCCCGTTGGCATATTTAGCTCCGCCTGCCATACATTCGCTCCTTTACTAATTCGGGATCGATGGTTGGCATAACTCTTGCCAATTTTTCTAATGGGTTGCCATCGTATGCAACACCTGAAATATCGTTTGATTTAAGCCAATCACAGGCTGCTTTTAAATCTTGAGTAGTAGCGTCTCCGCTTTTTACTCTGTCTAAAAATTCTTTAGTGACTAACTGGTGGAGTTCATTAAATTGCTCTTCAGTTGCTTTCTTCATTTATCTCTGTAGTTAATACTTGATCTGTATGACTATTTCCCATGGTCACACCATCCCAGTCATTTCCGACTGATGTTGGTTTTACATTATTTATCCAATGTTGAACTGACATAAAAGAACCACCTTTTTCTCCAGCTTTTGCACTATGTGGACAATCAGGTAAAACTCTAACTACCTCATAATGTGACGTAGATAAATTACAGTTTGGTGCTTTAACGTTGGCATACCATCTTGGTAAAACAACTTTGTCATTTAAATAAAATTCCATACCACTTAAAGCAACTTCATAAGAATCAACATTAGGGTGAATATGACTAGGAATTACAGTATTCGGTGTAGCTGTAAAAAGTTGTACTTGATATTGACTATCTCTATAAATAGTTAGTCCTGTAACTCCTTCAACGAAGTAAACAAAGTTGTCATGTGGCACAAATATACGTAGACCAGCATCTAAATACCATTCAAGGAAATATGTCAATTCATCGTCAAATTCTCTTCCAGTTCCGTCTTTCATGTAATTTTCGTAAAAAAAAGCCCTCTCAGAATCGCCTACAAGGGCAATGAAAAAAGGGCTGGTTATATTTGTACCTGTAGTTTTAGGCTTTTTTCTTCTTAGGAAAGCCAGCTTTCATATTTGCGTAAGCTTTTGGGGTGACAGTACTTTTAGACTTAGGTCTACTTGTACCAGCTTTCTTACGCTTGTTGATATTTGCGTATAAGCCTTGTTTTGCCATTATTCAATTCCTAAACCTTTTTTGACTATTGCTAGTGCTTTGTCATCTAGTTCGTTATCTGATTGCTCAACTAACTTCTGTAGTAGGTCAATAACGAATGTTTTAAATTTTGGACTTCTTAATGCAGAAAGTACGAATGGTCTTGCTAGTGCTAACATTATTCTTCTTTGATGGGTTGTAATTTTATAGGAACTACGTCAGAACATAAATGTGCTACACGTGAATCCTTACGAAAGGTGAAACCTTTGCGTTGTAATTCGGCACATTTCAGTGCACGAGTAATTTCTTGAGCGAGTCTCATATCCTGTTCATGTAACGCAGCTATGCGTTGACATTGTTCAGTTAGTTCTCGATTTAAAGGAACTGAGAAGTTTACTTGAAACCCCCAGTTCTCAGTAATGACATAGCCGTCTTCAGTTTGTGGTTCCGTATCATTACCCATATAAAAAGGGCTGAAAGTCATAGTGCTTCCATTACAGGAGTTCCCCGGAGCAAATTGTTGTCTCGAGGGAGCACCATTGTTTTGAAATTGGACGGCTTGATTAGTCACGTTACCAGTAGCTGCTGCCACTGGATTTGAAGTATTATTTGTATCTCCTTCTGATGCAAATACTGGACTGCCTATTGTGAGAAGACAGACAAGGAATTTGTAGTGGAGTTTATTGTATAGTTTGTGGTTGTATCCCATTGTTCTACTAACCCAGCAGCTCTAGTTGTGGTTTCTAGTGTCCAAGGATTAGCTGTATTGGTCACAGAAAATGTTGTACCAGTAGCAGCAATATCAGCTGATGGTGTTACGTTAGTTCCAGACCAAGTGTTTACGGCAGATCCATAAACTTGTTTCTGGGTAACTTCAGTTATAGTCTGAGTTGTAGTAGTGGTACTATTCATGGACCCTGTAGTAAATTGTGGGGTCACTGTATTTGCTCTAACTATGCTGGGTGATAACAGAGCTAAAAGCAGAATTAATTTTTTCATGCTTTTGGTGTTGGTTTTTTTGCCATTGGGCAATTTGTTGGTGTCTTACCATTACCGTTTTTACCAGTAGTAAGACCAAAGGTTGCGAGTGCTCCAGTAAACACCGAAGCTACAAAAGTTATATCGCTATTACCTGATTTTTTAACCATTGGAATTTCAACGTAGTTCATCGTAATGATGAAACCAGACCAGACAACAACGCCTAGTCTGACTACAGTACCCAGAAATTCAATTTGATGTTCCTTGTCTTCAGCAATATCTTTTACTTTTCCAAAGAATCCTTTTTCTTTTTGTTCTTTTTCTGTTCCTTCCATTTATTTATTTTGCCTTGTATTAATTTTTGAACTTGTTTTTTAATAGTGTCAAAAAAAGGTTGAGCTAAAGTTGTTACCGCTACAGCGGATACAGCTGCATAAGTTGCAGCCGTAACTACTGCTGTAGTTGGTAAAGGTACATCTATATCTACAACCGGCAATTTTATACTTGGCGGAGCCGGTGGTTTTACTTCTTCCTTTTTTTCAGAAGTAGTTCCTTTTGGTTGCTCGATTGCATCCAAATCACTTGGAGGTACAACCATAGGAACATAAGAAGGAACATCTGCTGTAGGTAAAGGTATAGATATTGTTTTTAAAGGTATTGGATCAGGAAGAACTATCTGTGGTATTTCCAACTGGTTCTTCCTCTACATTTTCGACAGAAGCAAATTCCTGGATTTGACGTTCTACTTCAATCATAGCTCCAGTAATTTGATCAAAAGATCTAGAAAGTTGCATACGTTCTAGATTCAATTGTTGTAATCTTTCTTGTAATTGTTCCATGGGTGTTTAATGAATTTATTCGTAGATTTTCTTACCAGCTACCACTGCTGCATCAATTGCAGTAAATGATTCTGATGTCCAGATAGATGTTGTTTCATCTACCTTTTTGTAAGCTTTGATGATTTCAAGATGCTCTACATTACGTTTGATTTTTTCTTTGTATTCATCTGTTGTTTCCTCATCAGTTTTAGCGATACCTATTACAGTAACGCTATCACCGGCAGCAGCAAAGATCGCTGCGATTTCATCAGTAGTTCTTTCTTCCATTGTTTTAAAAAAATAATTTGTTTAATTGTTTACGCAGCTTCGAGGGCTGTGACTTTTGTTGATAGTTCCTTAACGGCATTAATTAAATACCAAGTAAGGTTATCGGTATCTACAGTTTTTACACCAGTAGACGAAGTACTAACACATTCTGGTAATACTGTTTCTAATTCTTGTGCAATCACACCTAGTTGTACTCCTTCTTTTTCTACAACTGCTGAAGCGACAACGTCTTTTAGTTCTGGGCTGTCGTTAGCAATTTCATCTCTAGTTTTATACTCAAAGTTTTTAACTTGTATTGACTTAAGTACATCTAATCCAGAGTTATTATCAACTATATTTTTCTTAATTCTTTGATCTGAAGTAGTTGCCCATGTTGTTGTGTTTCCACCATGGAAAACTCCTTGGTCACAATTAACAAAAAATTTACCATCACCTTTGGAATCAGCGTTGTAACCTAAAACCACTGCATTAGCTTCGCCTGACCCTGCTGCACCGGCATCTGCACCTATATAAATATTTTGATAGCCTGTAGTTACATTTGATCCAGCACCTTTACCTATACCAGTATTATTTCCACCTGTTGTTACAAGTCTTAGTGCATCCATTCCTAACGAAACACTATTTGTAGCAGTAGTTATATCAGCAGCACTATTTTCTCCAACAGCCGTATTGCCTGCACCAGTTGTTAAATCAGCCAATGCAGCGTAACCCATAGCAGTATTTTTTTCACCTGTTGTACAAGTTTCTAAACAACTCCTACCAACAGCTGTATTAAAAGATCCAGTTGTATTAGTTGCCATACAATCTTTACCCATCGCAACATTATTACTAGCTGTGTTATTTGTTAAACATCCATACCCAACAGCTGTGTTATGAGAACCTGTTTGGTTTGCATCTAAGGCATAAGCACCTACGGCAGTATTTGTTGTTCCAGTTGTGTTTGCTCCTAGAGCCATCATACCTGCTGCTGTATTATAAGATCCAGTTGTAGAATTAAGTAAGGAATCCCTTCCTAATCCAGTGTTACCATCTCCTGTTGTGTTGGCTGTAAGAGCAGCAGCACCTATGGCACAGTTATCTGACCCTGAGGTATTATGATCTAAACAAGCATATCCGACAGCAGTATTATTATTTGCAGTATTTCTTAATAAAGCTAAATGTCCCACGGCAGTATTTTGCGCACCGCTTACGTTAGTCTGTAATGCACTATGTCCAATAGCAGTATTATTTGCCCCTTCCGTTGTGTTATATAAAGTTCCATATCCCAAAGCTGTGTTGTTACTTGCAGTTGTATTTGCTGTGAGTGCTTGACTTCCAATCGCTACGTTTTCTGTTCCAGTTGTGTTTAAAACTAATGAATCCCTTCCAACTGCTGTATTATGTACTCCTGTAGTATTTGATTGTAATGCACTTTTTCCTACTGCTGTATTGTCATTCGCTGTGGTGTTTGCTCCTAAAGCTCCCTGACCAACGGCAGTGTTACTTGTTCCAGTTGTGTTTGCAACTAAAGAACGATCTCCAACAGCAGTATTGTTACTTCCAGTTGTATTAGTATCCATTGATTCACAACCAAGAGCAGTATTACTAGCACCTGTTGTATTTTTACCTAAACTAGAATATCCAACAGCAGTATTATCATTAGCTGTGGTATTTGCATCTAAGGCTAAAGAACCTACCGCAGTAATAAAAGTTCCAGTTGTGTTTGTTTTTAATGCTGAATATCCAATAGCAGTATTATTATCTGCTGTTGAGTTGCTTTCTAAAGCCGAACCTCCAACCGCAGTGTTGTAATCTCCTGTTGTATTAGTTGTTAATGATGATCTACCGATAGAAACGTTATCATCACCAGTTGTATTTGCATCAAGGGCATTAGCACCTACCGCAGTGTTTAATTGTCCAGTTGTGTTTGCTGCTAATGCTTCATAACCTACAGCAGTGTTATTATCAGCAGTAGTATTATTTTCTAAAGCTTCATGTCCAAAGGCACAGTTATTAGATCCTGTTGTATTTTGTCTTAAAGCTTCTCTACCAAAAGCATTATTATAATTTGCTGTGGTGTTAGCACCTAAAGCACTTTTACCAAAAGCATTATTTTCAGAACCAGTTGTGTTTAAATGTAAAGCATACGAACCACAAGCTGTACTTCCACCACCAGTAGTATTTGCTTCTAATGCCTCATTACCTACAGCTACGTTTGTAGTTCCAGTTGTGTT